AGCACAAAAGGAAGCAAAGGTTCTTGTTACAAATCAAAACTCAAAAGTAGTATGCATTAAAATAGAACGGTGATACTTAAGGAATGGCGTAATAAATATATTATTTATGACAAAAATGGAAAAGTAGTTATAATAACCCGCGATAAAAGAGTCGCTATCGCATACGCGAGATCAAAAAAATGACAGAATTTGAAAAAGCAGATTTAAATAACAACGGTGTCATAGAAAAGGTAGAGTGGAACAAGCTTGCTTTGGAAGATCGTAGGCTTGAAATGATTGACCGTGACCTTAAGCGTAACGCAGAACGTAGGTTTACAGGGTTTGCTTTGGCAGGCATGTTGATTTACCCCTTTATAATATTGCTTGCCTCTGTTCTTGGATTTGATAAGGCAGCAAGTTTAATAACAGATATTGCAAGTGTATATGTTATTGCTGCAAGCGGCGTGGTTGCTGCCTTTATGGGTTTCAATGCTTACAGTGCAAAAGCTGATAGCAAAAAATCAAGCATACAAATGGAGGGAGAGTGATGATTGATTTACTCGGAAAATTGGTTGATCCAGTGAGTAACATTCTGGACAAGGTTATTGAGGATAAAGACCAAAAAGCAAAACTTGCGCATGAAATAGCAACGATGGCTGAAAAGAACCATCAAGCAATTGTAATGCAACAATTAAAAATTCTTCAAGCCGATGCACAAGGCAACTGGTTTCAGTCATCATGGCGACCCCTTATCGGATGGATTGCAGGAATATCGCTTGGTATAAATTACATGGTTGCCCCAATTGCATTAGGTTTTGGTTTTGAAGTACCTCAAGCTGATATGTCTGTCATGATGCCCCTGCTGCTTGGAATGCTCGGAATTGGAGGCATGAGATCTTTTGATAAACTTAAAAAAACGGATAGTAAAAAATGAAATACATGAAAGATGTAGTAGTGTTAGTTATGGCTATTGGTTTGATGGGTATACTGGCACTAATTGTTTATGACGAATTTGCTATGGCAAATGCCCATGGCGGTGAATTAGATGAGAACATCATAGGTCTGCTGCAAATGAGCATGACCGGTGTAATCGGTGTGGTTGGCGGCTATGTAGGTGGAAAGTCTAATGGCTGATTTAAAAATCCCAGTAGCATTAGTTTTTGCCATGGCGGTGCAATTAGTTGGTTTAGTGTGGTATATAAGCAACATTGTACACGACATTGAAAATCTTCAGGGCCAAGTGTCGGCGCAACAAGATATCATAGATATTTTAAATGATGATGTGAATGATTTATGGGCCTTCTGTACCTTTACTGAAAACAAATGGGCAGAAGCTTACATAGATGATATGGTGTATGAACGTGTTTGTGGATCAAAAGAGGTTGTGAATGAGTGAAGCACTGAAAAATTTACAAGAAAAGATTGGAGCCACACCTGATGGTGCGTTTGGCCCTAATACCGCAAAAAAGATCTGTCACCACTATGCTTTAAATCCAGAGCGCGGGGCCCATTTTCTTGGACAACTCGTCCATGAAAGCGGCACGTTTAAATACGTAGAAGAAAACCTCAACTATTCCAAAGAAGCTATTCTCAAAGTATTCGGTAAATACTTTCCCACAGAAGGTGAAGCGGAGAGTTGCGCACGTAATCCGCAAGCACTGGCGGATAAAGTGTATGGTGGTAGAATGGGGAATCAGGGACAAGGCTACTTGTGGCGCGGCCGAGGATTTTTACAATGCACCGGGAAAAATAACTATTCTCAATTCGCGGCTGATATGGATTTGCCAGAAGTTCTGAAAGACCCAGACCTTATGGCATCTCGATACCCTATGGAAAGTGCGATATGGTTTTTCCACAGAAACAAATTATGGGAGATCTGTGACCAGGGCGTTAATGATGACATAGTGAAAACAATTACGAAAAGGGTAAACGGCGGGTATAATGGCTTGAAACATCGTCAGAAAGAAACTCACAAAATATACGCCTGGTTAAATTAAAAGAAAGCGCTGGTAATTTATTTAATGTCCGGTATAGTCGCAGATATATGCGATATAGTAGGATAGGAGAAGATGGATGGAATAGATATTGTACAATTTGTACAACGTTCTGTAAAAGAACGCAAAGGTATGGTTCTGGACCTTTTAGAAAATAACGGAATCAAAAGTATGGAGCATTATAATCTCTGTATGGGTGAATTAAATGCTTTAAATTATATCTCTCAGGAACTCTCGGGCCTGCTAGAAAAACAGGAGCTAATAGATGACTAATGAAAAAGCAGCGGTGGACTTAAACGCTGCAATTGAAGGTGTTAAAAATTTATACGTACCAAAAGAGGAACGTGTTTTAGATCCTTCCAAAGCAGATCAATCCCTCATAGATCGAATGCCTGATCCTACCGGTTGGAGAATGTTAATTCTTCCATACCGAGGAAAAGGTCAAACGCAAGGTGGTGTGCACTTACCTGACCAGGTTATTGACGACGGTCAAATACAAACAGTTGTTGGATTTGTTTTAAAACAAGGTCCACTTTGTTACATGGATCAGGAAAAATTTCCTGACGGTAAGTGGTGCAATGAAAAAGATTGGGTGATTTTTGCAAGATATGCTGGCTCCCGATTTCGCATTGATGGTGGAGAAGTTAGAATTTTAAACGATGATGAAATTTTAGCTACCATTCAAGATCCTGATGATATATTAAGTTTGTGAGGTAGACATGCAAGAAGAAGAAAACAAAAAAGTAGTTGTGGATGACGGAACTGTAGAAATAGATACAGGGGACGAAAAAGAAACAACAATTGAATTAGAAGATGAAACCGCCGAAAAAAATTCGGTGGAAGTAAGTGCAGATTCTTCAACGCCTGAAAATTCAACAGAGACAGAACAAGAGCAAGTTTCTAGTAACGCTCAAAAAAGAATAAACCGTCTTACCAAAAAAATGCGTGACGCGGAGAAAAAAGAGCAAGAGGCAATTCGCTATGCCCAACAAATACAAAAAGAATCGCAAGAATTAAAACAAAGGTTAGCGTCTCTTGACAATGGTTATATGAAAGAATTTGGAACTCGAATTGACGTCGAAACAAGTCAAGCCGAAGCAAATTTAAAACGCGCTGTTGAGATTGGAGACGCAGATCAAATTGTGGCTGCCCAAAAACAATTAGCAAAATTAAGTTATCAATCCGAACGATATAATGAGGCTAAATCACAGCATGAAAAACAATTAGAGGCACAACAACAGGTTGCAAATCAACAACCCCACCCTCTATCTGCTCAAGCGATGCAGCAGCCTCAACCTGCGCAACAAGAAATACGAAGACCTGATCCAAAAGCCGAGGCTTGGGCACAAAAAAATGAATGGTTTGGTTCTGATGAAGCAAAGACTTTTGCAGCATTTGGCATACATAAAAAACTTGTCGAAGACGAAGGGTTTGACCCGACGAGCGATGAGTACTATACTGAACTTGATAATCGTATTGCTTCAACCTTCAATATGGAGGTTGCGGTAAATGATTCGGGTACTGGTAAACGCGCCGCTCAGACGGTTGCCGGTGTTTCCCGCGCTACTGGTAGTAGTAATTCTGGGCGCAACAGAAGGGTAAAACTCTCACCGACCCAAGTAGCAATTGCTAAAAAATTAGGTGTGCCGCTAGAAGAATATGCGAAACATGTGAAGGAGTAAGAAAAATGTCTGATGTAACGAAAGATCGTTTTGAGGGTATTGATCGTGCCCCTCGCAATAATAAAACACGGGAGAAAACGGAACAAAGACGTCCGTGGGCTCCCCCGTCCATGCTAGATGCTCCGCCTGCGCCAGAGGGCTATAAACATCGCTGGATTCGTGCTGAAGCGCGTGGTTTTGATGACCGCAAAAACATTTCAGCAAGAATGCGTGAAGGTTTTGAACTTGTTCGAAGGGATGAGTTTCCTGACTTTGAAGCACCAGTGATTGATTCAGGAAGATATGAGGGAGTGTTTGGGGTTGGTGGACTTGTTCTTGCTAGAATACCCATTGATACTGCTAAAGAACGTAATGAATATTTTGCGCGTCGCAATGCCGACCAAATGATAGCAGTGGACCAGGATATGATGCGCGAGAACGCACACTCAACCATGACGATCAATAAACCTGATCGTCAATCTCGTGTAACCTTCGGTGGCCCGCGCAAAGAATAGCGGGGCCCCACAAACTGACGGAGAAACGTTATGGCAAATGCCGAAACAGCTTTTGGTCTTCGTCCTGTCGGGCTGGTGGGAAGTGCTACAAATAGCACTGGTCTCACTACCTATGAGATTGCGTCGAATAATACCAACGCACTCTTCCAGTACGGTCTTGTCGTACCCACAGCAGCGGGTGTGATAGATCAAGCTGGTGCTACCAGCGGTGGAACCACCGCAGCATTAGGAGTCTTGATGGGAGTTGAATACCAGGATAGCAACCAAAAGAAACCTGTGTTCTTAAATTATTGGCCAGGTGCAAATAGTGTAAGTGTTGACACAAATTTTCCGGTAAAGGCACTCGTTGCTGACAATCCGGATCAATTGTTTGTTGTCGCCGCAGATGCTACTCTTACTAACCGATCAACCGCGTTAGCAACAGTATTTGCAAATGCTTCACTTGGAACATCTGCCCGTACCGGTGTAACCGCTACAGGTCGTTCCAACTCTCAACTTAGTGTGGCTTCTGTAGCCGTTACAGCAACTTTACCTTTGCGTATTGTTGGGCTAGTAGATGACGATTCAAACAATGATTACGCTTCAGCAGGAGCGCATTTGTTGGTTAGAATTAACGCACATTACAACGCAGCAACCCGTCGTTTTGATTCGCAGACAACTGCGGATTCAACCGGCACATAAGGAAGGGGAATAGATTATGGCTATCTCTCGCGCACAACTAGCGAAAGAGTTGGAACCCGGCCTTAACGCGCTGTTTGGTTTGGAGTATGACCGTTATGACAACGAACATGCTGAAATTTTCGAAGAGGAGTCTTCTGACAGAGCCTTCGAAGAAGAAGTAATGCTCGGTGGTTTTGGGACGGCTCCAGTTAAAGGTGAAGGCGGAGCAATTTCATTTGATGATGCACAGGAAACATTTACTGCGCGTTACACACATGAAACCATTGCTTTGGCATTTTCAATCACAGAAGAAGCGATTGAAGACAACCTTTATGACAGACTTGCAGCCCGTTATACCCGTGCTTTAGCTCGTTCAATGTCACAGACAAAGCAAATTAAAGCAGCGTCTGTATTAAACAATGCGTTTTCAACTGCTTCACCAATTGGTGACGGTGCCGCGCTTTGTTCCGACGCACACCCAAGTTTGTCGGGCAATCAACGAAACGAACTGTCAACAGCAGCAGATCTAAATGAAACTTCATTGGAACAAATGCTGATTGATATAGCTGGTTTCACAGATGAACGCGGTCTTAAAATCGCTGTACGTGGTATGAAATTGATTATTCCAAAAGAACTTCAGTTTATTGCTGAAAGAGTAATCAATTCTAATTTACGTCCTGGTTCAGCAGACAATGATATCAATGCTATGAAAGCAATGGGTATGTTGCCTGAAGGAGCAGTTGTAAACCACTTTTTAAACGACACCGATGCCTTTTTTATTAAAACAGATTCGCCGAATGGTTTTAAACTATTTCAGCGTACTCCTATAAAAACGGCTATGGAAGGTGATTTTGACACAGGCAACATGAGATTTAAAGCTCGTGAGCGATATAGCTTCGGAGTTTCTGATTGGCGTTGTGTCTTCGGATCACCGGGCGTTTAATTTATATCTTGACGATGGAGGGGGCTGCTTTTGCGGCCCTTTCTTTTTTTATTTTATGTGGTATAGTTAATTATCCCTGACAGCAGCATGGGGCTGCTGACTTAACCCAAGACAGGAGATCTACATGGGTAGAACAACTTTTTCTGGTCCTCTTATAGCAGGCACAATCAAAGAAACTACTGGCACTACGGTTGGTACAGACGTTAAAAACACTGGCCAAGTTGTAATGGCACAAACTCATTTAATTGACGTATCTGGTGGAGCTATCGCTCAATCTGACACAAATGTAGTGCTTCCAGCAAAATCACAAATTATCGACTGTGTGATTGATGTTGTTTCCGCAATTGGAAACGCCGCCGCAGTTTTAAGTTTGGGAACTTCTGGTGGAAACGATAACACTATTCTGAACGGATTTACATGTGCTACTGGTGGTGGTGCCGTTGGGCGAAAATATCCCACAACTGAAGCCGGAGCGACTTTAGGATGGTCAGACATTGGAGACGTAGATCTTCGTGTAACAGTAAAAACCACAGGCGCTTCAAATTCAGGATCAATTCGATTTACAATTCTGTATCAACAAGCAAGTGACTTGAGTTAAGAGGATTTAACATGGCTAATTCAGACGTAAAAGCAAAACGTCTGACCGGAACTGGCGCGGCTGCTACTGGTCGCGCACGTTTACGGCAGATACAAGTTTTGACCGGTGGAGGAGCAGGTAGACTTACCCTTACTGATGGAAACGGTGGTGCAACAGTTTTGGATATAGATTTTTCTGCGTCCGAAACACATTCGGTAAACATTCCAGATGAGGGTTTGCTTTTTGCAAGTGATATTCATGTAGGCACTGCTACAAATGTTACTGCTGTGACAATTTTCTTCAGTTAGGATTTTCTATGGCTCGCAAAAAAGACAAGATGCCTGCGAGAAATAAAAAAAATTTTCGCCCTACAAAAAAGGGAGCGGGAATGACAGAGGCCGGTGTAAAAGCGTACCGTAGAAAAAATCCTGGTTCTAAACTTAAAACTGCCGTCACGAAGAAAAAAGGTCTTACAAAATCAGAAAAAGCCCGGCGCAAATCATTTTGTGCTAGGTCGGCAGGGCAAATGAAAAAATTTCCAAAAGCTGCAAAAAACCCAAATTCACGTCTAAGACAAGCAAGGAAAAGGTGGAGATGTTAAATAAACAAGTGACAGTAACTCTTGTGACAGCTTTTATTCTTGGTGTCGGAGGTGTTGGATACAGTTGGGCTGATTGGGTAACAAAAACTTTAATAGCTGTAGATAAACGAACAGAGGTAATGGCCTCACAAATTGATTTTATGAAAACGCAAATGGAGATACGATATGGCAATGTCCAGGGCACAGATGCGGAAGCAAGTTTCAAAGCCGCCTCGAAAAAATAAGGCTATCCCAAAAGGTTTAACCTATTTTAAAAACGGGGGTGGCGCGTCAAAAAAATCAAAAGGTAGTAAGATTTGTCCGGAGGGAAAAGCATGGGCAAAAAGAACGTTTGATACTTATCCTTCAGCGTATGCAAATCTAGCTGCATCTAAATATTGTAAAGATCCCAACTATGCGAAAAAATCCAAAGGCGGTAAGCGAAAGGGTAGATAGATGGGAGAACTTAAAAACTGGTTAAAACAAGATTGGGTAAGGATAGGAACAGATGGTAGTATCAAAGGTCCGTGCGGCACTTCAAAAAATAAAAAAAATCCTGACCGGTGTCTTCCGAGGTCAAAAGCAAACAGTCTCTCAAAAGCCGAGAGAGCAAGAACCGCTCGCAAAAAAAAGGAAGCCGGTAAAAAAGGCCAAACCGTCGTCAAAAACACTAAAGCCGCAGAAGTCAAAACCGCAGCCTTTGGCGGAGCAATCGAAAACCAAAAACCAAAAAGGAAAACGCCGCGTCCGAACGGACAAGGGGTAGTCGCAAGAGGGTGTGGTGCGGTTATGGAAAACCGACGAAAAAGAACAAAAGGATCGGTTTCTGCATAATGAATGTAATGAATTTTTACATCGGTGACGAAAAACAAATTCTTGAAGAAATTCGGGCTTGGTCTGCTTTTGCTTTAGAAAAGCCAAATCCGTATTTTAACAATCTACCGTCTTGTCCATATGCAAAAAAAGCTTGGTTAGATGGGAAAGTGGGTGTTATTTTTAAATATGGTGGGTCTCAGTCATTATATAACACAATCGTAAATTTTAACGAGGAGTTTGATTTAATTATTCTTGTAGACACATTTTACAAAAGAGACGCACAAACTTTTCATGCGGAGCTCGAAAGACTTAATGAAGCAATCTCGGAGGGTATGTTTAATAACGCTGATATGTGGTTGATGGGTTTTCATCCAGATGACGATAGCAATGATTTAATTGATGAAGGAGATTTTGAACCTCATGTAAATACTCCGTATGCTATGACTTTTGTACAAAGATTAACAAAAGTTCAAGAAGCTGCATACAATTTAAAAAAATTAGGTTATTATGATAACTATAGCCAAGACTATAATGTTGAGGCTATTTTTAAACAACGTGAAACTTTGTATTGGAGATTAAAAAATGGCAATGAGTCCTCGAAAAAAAATGGCAATGGGCGGCACCAAGAAAATGCGCGGCGGCGGCATGGCTAAAAAAATGCGCGGTGGTGGTGCGGCGATGAAGAAAATGCGTGGTGGTGGCGCTGCAATGAAGAAAATGCGCGGTGGCGGCATGATTAAAAAAATGCGTGGCGGTGGCGCTGCAATGAAAAAGAAGAAGTAAATGGCAGTTTCTGGAAGCAAAGATTTTGAACTTGATGTTGCAGAATACATTGAGGAAGCGTTTGAACGTTGTGGTTTGGAGGTTAGAACGGGTTATGATTTAAAAACCGCTAAAAGATCTTTAAATCTTATGCTTGCAGAATGGGCAAATCGGGGCTTAAATCAATGGACCATTAAGCAAAGAAGTTTTACAACAACTCAAGCTGATGGAGACATTGATTTAGGCACTGATATAATTGATGTTTTGTCTGTTGTAGTGCGTAGAAGTAATACAGACTTTTCTTTAGATAGAGTAAGTCGTGACACTTTTTTATCTATTCCAAATAAAACTACTCAAGGCAGACCGGCTCAATTTTTTTTAGATCGACAAATAACGCCAACCTTAAATATTTGGCCTCGACCTGAAAACGCAACAGACACTATTATTTATAATGCTCTGACACGCATGGATGACGCGGATGCTCACGTCAATACAATGGATATGCCTTTTCGTTTTTATCCATGTTTGGCAGCAGGACTAGCGTATTACATGTCAATTAAAAGAGCCCCTCAAAGAACACAATTATTAAAAGCCATGTATGAAGAAGAGTTTGAAAGAGCAATGGCGGAGGACCGAGACCGATCTTCATTTAATATTGTGCCCAGATATGAATATTTTAGGACAAACTAATGTCAAAATTTGCTTCTGGTAAAAATGCTTTTGCGATCTCAGACCGATCTGGTTTTCGCTATCGTTATAAAGATATGCGTAAAGAGTGGAATGGTCTTATTGTTGGTAAAGATGAGTATGAACCAAAGCAACCTCAATTAGGTCCTTTTCGTAAAGTAATAGATGCTCAAGCTTTGCGTGAAGCAAGACCGGATCAGGAAAATCCAGTAAAACCGTTTCTTATTGTTACCACTAATGGCATAGAGTATTTAGGTAATGGAAAATGGTCGTCTGCCGGTGTATCGCAACTTCCAACTGAAGTAGAAACTACACCACAATTACAAGGTCAAGTTGGGCAGGTGTTAGTAAATGAGAACATAGTAAGCGTGACAGGACTTGCTGCAACAGGTCAAGTAGGATCTGTTTCTTTTGCTCCAAGATTTGACAGCACTTCTATTACTTTAGATTCAACAACAGATACGTTTGACGAGGGTTAAAAGATGGCAAAACAAACAGTAGGTATTGGCTCATCTGCAAATGACGGATCAGGAGATACTCTTCGTGCAGGTGCAGATAAAATAAATGATAACTTTAATGAGATTTATGCTGCATTAGGTAACAGTTCTAATGTTCTTACTGATATAATTGATTCAAATGGTTTATTTGATGTTAGCTCTGGTGCAAATAAAATTGTATTCTATTATGCAGCTTTAAGTGATTTACCAAGTGCCTCTACATACCATGGCGCTGTCGCGCATGTGCATGCGACTGCGGGACTGTATTTCGCACACGGTGGAAATTGGATTAGACTAAATGACGAAGTATCTGGGCCTGTAACGACATATGTAGCAGGGACAAGCGGTTCTTCTGCGTATACTTTTACTGGCCCTGGAGCTACTGCGGGTAATAATCCAAACTTTACTTTCTACAAAGGTCACACTTATCTTATAGACAATACAGCAAATGTAAGCAGTCACCCTTTGCAAATTAGAACATCTAATGGTGGATCTGCCTTTACGACAGGTGTCACAGAAAATTATAATTCAACAACAGGATTGACACAGTTTATTGTCCCGCATGAACCAAGTGATACGACCTTAGTATATCAATGCACTAACCACAGTGCTATGGTAGGAAACATAACAATAGTGTGATGACATGAGCTTTACTTACGACCAATTAAAAACAGCTATTCAAGATTATACGGAGAATGATGAGACCTCTTTTGTAACAAATCTTCCATTATTCATACGAATAGCAGAGGAACGAATATTAAAAAATGTACAACTTAGTATGTTTCGTAAAAATGCTACAGCTTCTACAACGGCTAGTAATAAATACTTAGCTTGCCCTGGAGATTTTTTAGCACCGTTTTCTCTTAGCCTTGCAGGTTCAGATGGAGATAAATTCTTTATAGACTTTAAAGATCCTAGTTTTTTACAAACATACACTCCAGATTCTACCACTACAGGATCTCCAAGATATTATGCTGTTTTTGATGTAGATAATTTTATATTGGCACCAACGCCAAACACTACGTTCACCGCAGAGCTTCACTATTTCTATCGCCCTGCAAGTTTAACTGCCGGATCTGGTAGTGGAACTACGTGGTTAAGTGAGAATGCTGAAATGGCTATGCTGTACGGGGCCTTAATCGAAGCGTACATATACATGAAGGGTGAACAAGATGTTATGGCAATGTATAATAAACGTTTTGAAGAATCGTTGATTGGTATTAAAATGCTTGGCGAAGCAAAAGAAACTACAGACGAATACCGAAGAGGTAAGGTTCTTAGGGAGAAAACATAATGTTTAAGATAGATGTAAGTGTGCCACAACATGAACAGATTGTAGGTGTCAGAACAACAGAGAACAGGGGATT